AGAAATCTAATCCCGATGATTTAGTTATTCCGACTCTGTCGGATAAATGTTGATTTAATAGGTGTTTACGCATAATAACCTCCGAATAATTTTTATTGTTTGAAAAACAACAACCTACCCGCATATTACGAGTAGGTTGTGAAATTTAAGTTAAACCGTAGAGTTTTCGAATCATTTCCTCATTGCCTTTCCAAATAGGTGTATCTTCATTGTTGGAAAACTGTACAGGGTTAGCTTTAGCTATTGCTGAACGTTTCATTTCTGTATCTGACCAAGCATATACTTTCGTGGTTACTGGGTCAGCATGCCCAAGAAACTCTGAAAGTAGTACTTGTGGAAGACCACTGCGGTACAAATGCATTGCTCTAGAATGTCTAATTTGATGAGGTCTAACCCGTTCTGGTACATCATCGCAAACATCATGCCCTTTAGCAGAATATTTTCGCAAAAACAAAGCAACTGCATCGGGTGACATTTGATTACGAATACCATGGATGACTGTATAAAACAGATAGTCATCAGAACTTCTTGTTGCAACAGGATGATATACATCTAAATATCGTTTTAAATAAACTGCGATTTCTCCAGAAATCGGTAAGGATCTTGTTTTGTTACCCTTTCCACATACGCTAACTTGTGGTTCTGTTTTTCGTAAGTTCAATGCACTAAGTTTAATGTCAAGAATTTCTTGGCAACGAGCACCGATATCATACATCAGCAATATTAACGTTTTGTCTCTAAGTCCGATTGAAGTTAAGTCGTTAACCTGCTCTACTAAGACTTTAATTGCGGTTTCAGAAAGGAAAGCTACTGTTTTCTGTTTTGCTTTGCGCAACGTAATGGTTTTCATTTCTGCTTGCAAGGCAATTTTGGAGGGATCCACAGCCGCACAATAATTTAAAAACGACTTAACCGCCATCAAACGTTGATTGATGGTTGTTGCTGAACACTTGCGTTCAGTTTCAAGCCAATCAAGGAATTTTGATATATTGTCATAAGTGAGATTTTCAAATCCCACCTTTTCATATGATAAACCCAATGCCTCTTTAAAAAAAGTCAGCAACAATGACAGTGCCTCACGATAAGATTTTTGAGTATTTACGCTGAATTTCTTTTGTTTCACAATGTAAACATCAAGAAAATCTCTGATTCGGTTGTAAAAAGCGATATCATTAATCTTCAATTGGCACCTCCGTTGTAACATTGGAATACCAAGCTGTTGACAATTTACTCTGTTCACAGAATTCTGTTGGCATAAGGTGAATGTAATATGCAGTATTGGTTACATCTTTATGTCCCATATATGCACTGAGATACAACAATTTAGAGTTAACATCTTTACCCTGTTCAACCCATTGTTGTAAGCAATGTGTTGCAAAAGTATGACGTAAATCATATAACCGTGGCTTTGAAAATGACGAATCTGATATGTTTGACTGTTCGAGCAAAATATTAAAGTGCCTTTCTATCCATGATTTAACGTATGCACCGTTTGTTCGATCACTTTGAAAAAAATATTCCCTGTTAGGACATAACTGCTCCATTTTTTCGTTGTACCTCATACAAAGTGCCGTCATATCCTCTGCCATGACAACCAGTCGGTCTTTTAAGCCTTTGGACTGAATTATGCGAATTTCACCGTTGTTTAAGTCAATATTTTCCGATTTTAACTTTCGGGCTTCTCTCGGACGCAATCCACAGCAATATAGCAGCCTGAAAATAACTGGAACTATTAAATGAAGGTAAGGCGATTTAGTGTTTTGGGAACATCTGTCTGCACATTTAAATATTTTGGCAAGCTCTTCTTTCGTATAAATGCGTACTACATATCTGGGATCAGGGCGAGGATAGAATTCTACTGGTAAAACATAGGCATTTCTTCCCATGCCCGTCATGTAAATTCCGAGATTACGTACCGCAGCCATTCGATAAGTTTGATATGCGTTTTTGTATTCGTTGGGATTTTCAATCCATTTTCGCACAATCTGTTCTGTAAGTTCCAATTCATCAGGGAAATGGAGATTGCAAAATTCCGAAAATCTGTAGAGTATACGTTCTCCTTCCATGTAACGAAATCCGACTGTGCGTCGTAGACGAATCAACCCAATAATATATTCCGCAAATGCACCTTTAATATCAAACCTCATTCCAACACCCCCGAAACTCTGCAAATTTCAGTAAAACTTAGTGCACACTCCGACAGCCCATGAGAATCAGCACGAACGTATGATTTGAGGTTGTGTGGTTGCCTATGTCCGAGCACCTCGCATATTTTGTCATATGATACATCGGCATTTAACATTTTTGTAGCCAGATGACGTCGAAAACTATGTGAACCTTTACCGTGTTCGCACTCAACGCCTGCTTTTTTCATGTATTTTTTGGTGCAATTTGAAACAGTGGGTGCTCCCACTTCACGATATGGAGGACGAGATACGCAAAAAATAAACTCCGATACAACTTGTGGTCGGCTGGAAATAATGTAATCTGCTATTGCATTTCCCACATCATTTTCAAGTGGCAAAATAATATCGCCACCAGTCTTGTGCTGAGCAAACCTTAATTCAGCTTGAGGTTTATTCCAGTCAATATCGGTTAATTTTAGATTAGCAACATCAATTGCTCTTAAACCGAGTTTTGCTGATAAAAGTAACATTGCATAATCGCGTTTCCCGCTCGCTGTTGACCTATCTACAGATGATAGTATATTCGAAACTTCATCATCCGAGAAAGAAGGCATAACAGTTCTGTTTGTAGGGACAACAGGAGCAATGAGCCGTAAATCAGGAGCTACAATCTGGACCCCATTGAAAAAATCACCAAGATAACGAATTGCAGCACATGCCTCATTAAGCCCACGAGGATGTCTTAACTTTGCATAGCCTAAATACTCAGATATAATTTCAATGTTGATTTTGCGAACATCTGTAATCGAAGCTATTTGTAAGTACTCAAGAAATTGTCGTACCAATATTACTTGGCTTCGAAGAGTTGCTTTACACCAAACACCCCTTTTGCTCCAATAATTACTAAATTCTTTTAGAATTTCATCATAGTACGAATTTAGGGAGAATGAAAGCTTTTCCTTTTTAGGAAACACATGCCAACTGAATTTCCCAAAATGAAAATATTCATCCAGCAAGTATGCACATTTACGGCGATTATTAAAGGTAGACTGATATAAAGAACCTCGAGCATACTCGGAATGTGACAAATCTATAAAGTCCGCTGTAATTATGGGGTCGTATTCAGTTACGCCCAACTTTTGGTAATACTCGGCAATTCGGTTAAGCGAAGAAGTATAATGGGATTTTGATGTCACCGAATAATTCATTTGCGATAGCCACTCAAGCAACTTTGATTTCATAAGTTGAATTTGCATATAGTAATCCCTTCCTTTTTTTATTTTATAAAGGAATTGTTGACTGATATGCAAATCAATATACATTAACTATAAAAATTATTCGGAGGTTATTATGCGTAAACACCTATTAAATCAACATTTATCCGACAAAGTCGGAATAACTAAATCATCGGGATTAGATTTCAAAGGTCCACAATGTGTGTTTGAAAACCACGGGCAGGACACACGTTTTATAGGACCTCTTGATGTAGCTCAGACAGTTATGGCGAATTATGGAACTGGTGGAAATAATCAACCCTTTGTGGTTAGTTCCCAAAAGGCATATGGCATTTGCTCTGATAAAAGCAATTCAATGTTATCAGATAATCCACATAGTGGTGTTTATGAAGCTGAAACATCAAGAACAATTGACCAAACAGGTGGCAACCCTGCCTGTAATCAAGGTGGTATTGCTGTGGTTGCCTTGCAGGGGAGCATGATTGGCAGAGCTGATAAGAATGGCCCAAGGGGTGATGGTATTAATGAAGATGTCAGTTTTACATTAAATACCGTTGATCGCCATGGTGTTGTATATGCCATAGACCGTGAAACATTCAACTGTGGGCAGAATTTCGCACGTAACCTCGGAATAAGTGAAGATGGGATAGCAAGCACATTAAATGCACAAGGGCCATCAGCTGTAGCCAGTTTTTACCCACAAATGAAAGCAGAGAGCCAGTGCTATCGAGAAGATGGAAAAGCAAATACATTGATAAACGGAACTAACCCCGGATTTCAAAACGGAATTGTTGAACAAAAAGAAGAAATAACAATGGGGTCAGGAGAAAACATAACAGGGGCAATACTGGCATCGTGTGGGCAAAAGCAATTTTTAGGAAATCAAGAGGCATTCAGTGGAGATTATCATGTGATAGAACCTACATACACAGTAAGAAGGCTTACACCATTCGAGTGTTTAAGGCTACAAGGCTTTCCAAGTTTTTGGTGTTCTGATTTGGAAACTGAACCCCCAACCGATGAAGATATATCGTTTTGGGCTGATGTTTTTGAAACTCACCGAAAAATTATGGGAACGTCTTCTAAACCAAAAAGTAAAAAACAAATTACAAAGTGGCTTGAAAACCCTTACTCTGATAGTGCTGAATACAAATTATGGGGCAATGGTGTTGCATTACCGTGCGTTAATTTCGTTATGGCCGGCATAGTTAAAGTTTGTGTTTGATACACAAATATAACCATAATCATTGTCGCTATTATATGTTCCAATATACCCTTATTAGAGCTATACTATACACTACTTATAGATTAGGGGGATTGCAAATGAGCGAGACTACTATGGTGGCAACGGCACGAGGGCTATTGCAAACAGCTGTTGAAAAGATTTTAGTGTTAGGGCAAGAAGATTCAAAGGCAGATGTTGAAAAGCTAAGAGAGGTCTTGGAGGATATTCTTGGCTTTTGGGATTTTGACGATAAGCTTTTAAACGACTTTGATTCTACAATAGCTGAGGTCTTGATGGACAAACACGTTCAGGACAATACGGATGGGGGTGAAGCAGAGTGACAATTAAGACAAACGCTGGGCAAACTTACAAATTGGTGGGAGTAAATGGCAAGGATAAGGTTTTCGCTTCACTCGATAGCAAGGACAATGAGGTGCTTATTTATAGCCAAAGTGAGGATGAAGAGCTTTTAGAAACAGGCACATTCATAATTGTTGAAACCAAAACGGATTGCTATTTAAAGCAATTAGAAAAACAGCTTGAAGAGGCAATAGCCTAATTTGAAGAAGCAAAGCTAAAAGTTATAGCAGAGGCGCAAAATATAACAGTTCATTTAGCTACTGATTTTGGTGGAGCTTATGTAACGAAAGTTGACAGGCTAACATTAGCTGGAACAAAGGTCAAATTATTATCGGAGCAAATTAGAATTTACAAATATCATTTGAACTAATCACCAATAAACGGTGAAATTATATATACGAGGGAGCTTTGCGATGAAAGCAATTACTGTAAGGGAGCTTATTGTAGCTTTGAAAGAACTAAAAAAGCCTAATGCATTGGTAGCAATCTCTATTGACAGTGAAGGAAATGGGCAGTCGCACATTGGAAACGAGCTATTTTTAGCCGAAGGATTTATGACCCCTAAACTTGGCTACAACGAATTTTATGATACGCAAGAAGAAGGCACACAGCCTACTGTTTTGTTATTCGGAACTAATTAATGGGGGGCAACTATAATGGATGAAAAAGTAGAAATAAGCTCAGACGGCGAATGTGTATGTTTTGCATTTGTGCCTTCGGAAGAAATAATCAGTGAATTGACAAATTTGGTAAAAAGGGAATGGGGCAAAAAGGATAACGATATTTTGAAAACAGAAATATTTGTTAATTTTAATACCTCTATTGATGAAGACGTTGGTATTTTTGATGTTTGGTTTGACTTTGCTGAGGGCTGTGATTTGTACGTAATAGACCGAAAATTACACAACGAACTTTATGTTAAAGTTATTGTTGAAATGTTAATGGTGCAAAAAGAATTATACAAAAACGATGAAGGGGGTCAATTATAACCTATGGACAAATTCTTTAGTCAAAAAAATTGTGATAAGTGTGGTGGCTCCCTAAAAGAGGGAAGGTCAATGTCGATGTTTTCTACGCAGTGCTTATGTATTAAGTGTATTGACGAGGAAAAAAATGACAAAGACTACAAAAAAGCTGTCGAGGCTGACCACGAACATATAAAACATGGGGACTATAATTTCCCTGGTATAAGGAGTGGCAAATCATAATGATTAAAAACGAAATATCGGCAAGAGCTGAGGCTGCACTTATGGGAATGTTCGTGACAGTAAAGGGCGATGCCGAGGTAATCAAAGGTATATTAAACTATTTTGATGTATTTTTCAAAAATGCAAATCAGCCTGGAATAGATGCTGACGAGGTATTAAGGTTGGCGTTTAGGTACGCGGAAGATAAAACAACAGTTATAACTCACATTGGTGTTAATACCTTAGATGATATGGTGCTTATTACATTGCCACTTAAAACATCAGAAGAAATAGCAGAATATGGCTATACATTGGATTCAAAAGAAGGTGAGTTCTGCTTTTGTTACAATGCCACTTACCCTGACTGCTCGGAACTCGGATATAGCTACTTTAAAAAAGACAATTTGGGTTACAGGAGGGTAGGTTGAAATTATGAGCAAAGCGTTCTTTGCAAGAAAAGCAATAAATGTTAATGAGTTAAAGGGTATAACAGTTCAGGAATGTGGTAAGTCGGAGTTTGTTATTGAGAAAATAATTGAGCTACCCATTGACAAGTGGGAATATTTCAAGGAAAACCTGCTTGACGATTTTGATTTTATAAGCAACAACATTGAATTGATGTTTATTGATATTAATAGGGTGTGGCACGTTTTGTTGGTTAAAGCTGAAGATAGTGTTGAATCAATATTGGTAGAAGCAGAAGGTTATGAGTGGGCAAGATACAGCTCATACATTCCAGATTGCACAGAGTTAATTGCAGATTATAGTAAGTATAATATATCTGATGAGGTAGTACGACAAATTTTGGAAATTCGGTCTGGAGCAAAATTTAACATGTTTTCGTTAATAGATATTCAGCAGGAGGCTCTGGAAAAAGGATTTATTGAGCTGGCTATTTTGATTGCTGAAAACCCAAAGGAATATTCAAGGTTTATTCTAACTGGTCAGAGATAGCATTATATAGGGTAATGCAATAAAACTAAAAATATAATTTTAAAGAACCTACTTCGGTATGGTTCTTTTTTAATTGTGTGGATTATAGGAGGTGACACCATTGTGGCACAGCGAGGTAGAAAACCAAAACCTACTGCACTAAAAGTACTTGAAGGTAATCCAGGAAAACGTCTGCTTAACGAAAAAGAACCTAAACCAAAGAAAAAATTACCTACTTGCCCAGAATGGTTGGCACCTGAGGCTAAGATAGAATGGGAGAACACGTGCACTCAGTTAGGAGATTTAGGCATTTTAACTGAAATTGATAGGGCTGCATTTGCAGGCTACTGCCAAGCCTATGCAAGATGGCAAGAGGCTGAAGAATTTATAAACAAGCACGGTACAATTGTTAAAACGCCATCTGGGTACTGGCAACAAGTGCCGCAGGTTTCCATAGCACAAACTTACCTAAGAATTATGAGTAGATTTTGTGAGCAATTCGGTCTTACCCCATCCTCAAGGAGTAGGATTATTGCAGAAAGTAAAGGTGCTGATGATGACGATATAATGGAAGGCCTTCTATCATTTGGTGGTGATAAAAATGTTCGATGAGCAAAAGGCTAAGAGAACTATTGATTTTATTAACAGATTAAAACACACAAAAGGTAAATGGCGTGGTGTTCCGTTTGATTTGTTACCTTGGCAGGATATAATTATTCGTGATGTATTTGGTACTATTAAGGACAATGGGTATAGAAAATATAACACTGCGTACGTTGAAATACCAAAGAAAATGGGAAAATCAGAGCTTGCAGCAGCTGTTGCACTGTACCTTACTTGTGCAGATGATGAATGGGGTGCTGAGGTTTATGGTTGTGCCAGTGACCGCCAACAAGCAAGTATTGTTTTTGATGTAGCAGTAGAAATGGTAGAGCAATGCCCTACTTTGAAGAAAAGAATAAAACCAATTATGTCTGTAAAAAGACTTGTATATAAACCAACAAATAGTTATTACCAAGTTCTATCAAGTGAGGCTTTTACAAAACACGGTCTTAATGTTCATGGGGTTATATTTGACGAATTGCATTCTCAGCCAAATCGTGAACTTTATGATGTAATGACAAAAGGTTCAGGTGATGCAAGACAACAGCCATTATTTTTCCTTATTACGACCGCTGGAACTGATAGGAATAGTATTTGCTGGGAGGTTCACCAAAAAGCAATGGATATTTTAGAGGGTAGAAAAATTGATCCAACCTTTTATCCTGTTATCTATGGAATACCAGATGATGCAGATTGGTGCAGTGAGGAAAATTGGTATCTTGCAAATCCTTCATTAGGACATACGGTGGATATTGAAAAGGTGCGAGCTGCGTGTAACTCTGCAAAAGAAAATCCTGCTGAAGAGAATCTGTTTCGCCAATTAAGGCTAAACCAGTGGGTCAAGCAAACGTCAAGATGGTTGCCAATGGACAAATGGGATGATTGCAATGAAACTGTGAAATTATCCCTGCTTCGTGGCAGAGAATGCTACGCTGGGCTTGACTTATCAACTACACAAGACTTAACTGCTTTTGTGTTAGTATTTCCACCAAGGAATGATGGTGAAAAATATATAGTAGCTCCATACTTTTGGATACCCAAAGAAAATTTAAGGCAACGTGTAAGACGTGACCATGTGCCATATGACATTTGGGAAAAACAAAATTTCATACGAACAACGGAAGGCAATGTAGTAGATTATAGGAAAATAGAGGCGGATATTAAAGAGATTGCAAGCGAATTTGTTATAAAAGAAATTGCATATGACAGATATAATGCGACACAAATAATTCTTAACCTACAAGATGAAGGCTTAACGATGATACCATTTGGACAGGGTTTTAAGGATATGTCACCGCCGACAAAGCAGATTTTTGCAATTGTGCTTAAAAATCAGATTATCCATAATAATCACCCGGTTCTTCGCTGGAATTTCGATAATGTCCATGTGGAAATTGATGCTGCAGAAAATATGAAACCGTCAAAAAAGCATAGCACAGAACGCATTGACGGTGCTGTTGCAACCATTATGGCACTCGATAGGGCTATAAGGAATGGTGGCAATACAGGTTCTGTTTATGATACACGAGGGATTTTGAGCATATGAAAAAAATAAAAAAGCATTGACAAAGATATAAATATAATATATACTATATTTAATAGCCAGTTAATAACAGGGTTATGAATAACATTATTATAAAGGAGATGTTTTTTGTGTTTTTGACAACAGAAATTATTGAACGAATTGAAAATGACTTTGTATTAACTTATAAGCCATTTACTCAATTTAAGAACTCGGGTGAATTATGGGATAGGTGTATTGCTACTGTTGGTAACGCGGATATTATGAATAAAATCATATTCTGCAACGATTACCTTAAAGTGCCACCAGTTAAGGTGTTTGCAAAATTAAACGCAGATATTATGCAAGACTTATCAGATAACGACAAAAAGTCTATAGGAGCATTTTGGGGGTTTGTTTTCAAATTTGTTTTTAACTACAAAAATCAAAAAAGTATAGCAGTTAGCACTCAGGGTATTAAAACCGCAACATACTTTTTTGATAATAAAGATGTAGTTGAAGTAAGAGACGTAAGATAGATATTGTCGGAAAGGAGATAAGCAAACATGCTATATTCTGTTGAAAGTAGTAAATATGTAAAATCAGTACCGCACAAAAAAGAATTTGAAGCGTGGATGAAGAACCTTAGTGCTTCAGACTACAAAGATATTATTGATGAGCTTAATAGTAGAATCGACGGAAGTGATATAAACACTTCAAGTTGGATTCCAGGAAATGATTGGACAGGAACGGTATTTGAACCAATATATTTAGCTTGTGGTAAAAACATTGTTGCTTCTGGGTTATTTTTTGGGTTAATATTATTCGACCTAATGATAGAAAGAAAAGATGCTTGGGGTTTTGGAAAATATGAAAAAGATGGTGTGCCGATTAAAGGAACAACATATTTTTTGTTAAAAAATCCTCCAACTTACATTTAATATGATTATAAAATGAAGCATCTTCGAATAATGAAGATGCTTTTTATTACCCATTTTTGAGGAGGTGATGCACATTTGAAAGTACCATTTTTACAACGTTTTTTTAATTCAAGAGCAAGCCCCACTAACGATTTCTTTAGTGGGTTTCTTTATGCCTGTGGTATGTCAGGCTCTGGCAAAGCGGTAAATGAACGAACTGCAATGCAGACAACGGCAGTAAACGCCTGTGTCCGCATACTTTCAGAAACTGTTGCAAGCCTACCACTGCATACATACAATTACACAGATACTGGCAAGGAAAAGGCATATAAACATTCGCTATATTATCTGCTACACGATTCACCAAATCCAGAGATGACATCCTTTGTGTTTAGAGAAACACTTATGAGTCATCTTTTGTTATGGGGTAATGCCTACACATATATCGTGCGTGACGGCAGAGGAAGTGTTATAGAGCTATGGCCACTTTTGCCAGACCGAATGCGAGTTGGTAGGCTTGGTGATAGTGGTGAAATATATTACTGCTATCAAACAAGCAGTGGAGAGCTAAACCTTAGGGCAGACGAGGTAATGCATATACCAGCCCTTGGTTTTGATGGGCTTATCGGCTACTCGCCAATATCAATGGCTAAAGAAGCAATAGGGCTTTCGCTTTCCACAGAGGAATTCGGTGCTAAATTCTTTGCAAATGGGGCTAACCCAGGTGGGGTGCTTGAACATCCAGGTGTAGTAAAAGATCCTGCAAGAATTCGTGACTCGTGGAACGCTGTATATCAAGGGAGTAATAACGCTCATAAGGTAGCAGTTTTGGAAGAGGGCATGTCATATAAACCAATAGGCATACCGCCAGACGCAGCACAATTCTTGGAAACAAGAAGGTTTCAAGTTACAGAAATTTGTAGAATGTTTAGAGTTCCTGCTCATATGGTCGGTGATTTAGAACGTAGCACCTTTTCTAATATAGAAAATCAATCATTGGAGTTTGTTATATACACCATTCGTCCTTGGCTCATTCGCTTGGAGCAAGCAATGGCAAAAAGCCTCTTGCTTCCAAACGAAAGAGGTGTATACTTTCCTAAATTTGCGGTTGAAGGATTACTTCGTGGTGATTTTAAAACACGAATGGAAGGCT